AGGCCGTTTTCAGCAGCCGTGATGGAGGCATTCACAAAACATGTGCCGCTGTAGTACACGCTGCCAGTGATGTAGAATCTGGCCGCTACAGTCGTCCCGCCGATGAACGCAGTTCCGAGCGCCACATGACCGTTTGTGTCGGTGTTGTCGAGTCGGCCAGTCGCGGAACCGGACCACTCTTTGATCGTGGCCGTCCGCTCCTTCCAGGTATCCCCGAAGGATTGAGTTTCTTCGAGATTCGTCTGCGCGTCGATGGTCCAACCATCCATTTCGGCAACGGTGTTGGAACCGATCTTGAATGCGGCGGCATTGCCTACGAGTACAGCCATAGTGGCTCCTTCTGCCGTCTCGGCAGTAGCTAAAGTTGGTGGCGGAACATCTCACGACGTGCCGCCTGCATCCGCCCGCTAGAGCGAGTGGATGAAATCGAATTCAAGGATCACGCTATAGAGTTTTGAGTCGGTTTCTAACTCGTCTTCAAACTCGTTGCGCCGTCCGTTGAGGTGAGTGCTTGAAACGGTCAGCCCCGCCGCTGCGGTGGTAATCGCCGCAGCTTGACCCATGATGGCCGCATAGACCACATCGGCCAGATCCTCGGCGGCTTTGTTGTTTCCTGTCGCCATGCAATAGATCGCTACAGGGCGACGGGTAGCGGTTGGATTCGCGCCGATGGAATGAAACTGTTGGTCATCGATGCACTCGATGACGATGGCCGGGTACTTCGTGACGCGGCCTTGATCGGCGTGCATATCGTAGACGCGGGTGCTGACTAGGTTGGTCACAGCGGTGACCGTTTGCAGATACTTGTACAGCGCCTGATAGATTCTCACGCGGTCCTCGCCAGTGCGTCGAATGCGGCCTTAACGCGCTGTTCCAGTAGTCGCTTGACGTTATTGCGCTGGGAGCGGATCGCATCGCGGAAAAACGGAATTTCACGGGAACCAGGGTGCTGAACTTTCAGCGCGAAGCGCTTGAACCGGTTGCCGAACACGAGCCGCTTTTTGTTTTTAGGCGCGACCATATGCGCCTTGGTTCCAAACTCAACCAGGTGCGAGTGCGGCGCAAACTTTTTCAGTGCGAAGGCGTAGGCTTGCAAGAATGTCTTGTGCATCCTGCCAGCAGCCGCCTGGAGCGACCGACGCAGCCCACCGGGGGCAATCTGCGTACCGCGGTAATTCGTGGCGTAGGGGGCGATTGGAGCGCGTGCGCGGGCCGATTGGCTGATGAGGTTGGCACCGTCTAGCAACGCAGCCCGGACATCGTTTCCAGTGGCGGTGTTTTTGAGCTTTTCGAGTTGGCCAGCGAGTTCCGTCAGCCCCTCGATTTTCATTTGTCTCAAATCAGAACCTCGGTACACTGCAACGCCAACTGCTCGGAGCGTTCATCGGGAGAGCCGACCGAGCGGATGTTGTAGTATCGAGCCGAACCGCTGTTTTTCAGGTCGTTGAAGCGCACCCGCATATCGGGCGTGATTCCAGCCTTGTACCTAATTCTGACGGTGTGCGATATGTCCGCTATGGTCTGTTTGGCGGCGAAGTACTCGCGCCCGTTGCCCGTGGCGATGTCCGCGTAGCACTCGTGGTATGTCGTCCAGGTTTCCGTGCGGTCGCCGTTGGCGTCAGTCGTCAGAGCCTTCGACTCGATTAGCACGCGGTGGCGTAGATCGCCGCCTCTCATACCTGCAACCGCCAGTTAACCAACAGCGAACTGGATCCCATCTCCAGCGCCTTACTATTAACGCTTGCCGCATCGCCAATGACGACGTCTTCGCGATGCTCATAAAGATGGCCAGCGATGAGCAAAACCGCGCTGCGGATCGGATCAGGTACGGCGGACGGAGTGGCCCAGCCGCAAACGAACTGAATCTCAATCGGGTCCAACACGCGCAGCGTTACAGATGGCCAGGACTGCCCATAGGACAGCGCTAGAACGCCCGGTTCACGCGAGGTTGATACTTCCCAGTAGTCAGACGAAAACGTTGTTTGTGCGCCATCGGAAGGGGTGTACTTGACGTGCGTTACGCTCTGGAGTTGCCCGAACGGCAGACAAAGCCGGTCAGAGTAAGGCCATTCGTCAAGAAACAGCTTCCATGTCTGTTGCAAAAACTTGCGCCCGGTGATGGTTTCCACATGCGACTCTGCAGCACGGACGTAGGAGGAGTATTCATCAGGAGACTGACCGAGCGTGCGCGAATGGCGCTCCATCTCTGCATCCGTGATGATGTACTCGGTTGGTCCGGTAACGAGTTGAGTGGAGTTTAGGCGCATGGGTAAAGGTTGGTTAGGGGCGGGTGGTTGCCCGCCCCTTCGATGGTGTTAGTCGATCACGGAGTTGGTCGAGCTGCTCCCGTGTTTGGGATTGCACAATTGGATCAGGATTCCAGCCAAAACCGGAGAGTCAACAACCTCAACGGCCTTGAGACGCACGTACTTGTATCCAGCGCTGGCCAGTTCTGCTTGATCGACTTGGATCGTATAGATCTGGGCCGAACCGGCGGTCGTGGTGAATCCGGCCGAAGTGGCCGCAGTCATCGCTCCGTTTACGTCGGTCGCCGTCAGAGCACGGTAGTAGAACGGGACCGCTGCCGTGGTTGTCGGCGTCACATCGTCGCACGCTTCGACCGTAATCGTGCTGGTGCCGGTGGTGCCGACTCCCTTGAAAAGCGTGAACACGCAGGACTGGTGCCCGCTCATGTCCACAATGTCTGAAGCAATCGTCCCCGAAAGCGCATCAGCCACCGGAGCCAATCCAATGACAGCGTGCTGTGTTGCAAGTTGCTCGTATCGCATATTGTTTCCTTTTTGGGTTGGAGTAGCGGGCGCTGTTAACGCCCGCCCGGTGAATTAGGCGCGTACCGCCGTGGTGACAAACGGGGACAGCGTGTTACTGCCCTTGAACGGCGTGATCGGCTTTTTGATGGTCGCCATGCCGTTGATGTCGTAGCTCCACTTGAACGTCATTTCGTCGTAGATGAACCGGAAGTGCATGGACTGAGCGGAACGAAGTCCGCCGCCCTGCGTGATAACCGCGTACTGGCTCATATCGGCGAGTACAACGTCGCCAGCGGTGCCGAGAGTTTCGGCCTGTTCCACGATGATGACCGGGTAGCCAAACAGGGTGCCGAAGTACGGCTGGCCAGCGGCATTGCCGTTTGGTAGGAACACGGGCATCTGACCAACGGTCATCAGGGGAAGCTGACCGACGCAATCCCGGTTCAGTAGCCAAGCCGGGTTGCTCCCAGGAACGGCGCGGAGGCGGGAAAGCATCGACGTAGCGTTTTCGATGACGAACGTTGCAGCGGTTTGGGAAACCTTTTTGGCCACCGAAACCATCAACGCCGTACCCTCGTGGGCCTGCGTGGCGAAGCCAAGGCACTGACCGACACCCGTGCCGCGCCATATTTCGTTGTCGATGGTGAACGCGAATTCGGACGAAAACCCGTCCTCCAGGATGGTGCTGTACGCCGAACCGTTGCGCAGTTGGCGCTCGGTGGCGTAAGCCAGGCCCTTGAGGGTTTCCAGCTTCAACTCGTGCCGGTTGATGGTCGGCTTGCTGGCCGTCGGCGCTTCGGCTTCACCCGCGCGATAGACGCGGATACCGCCCCAGCGGGAGCCGGTGGCGCGGCTGGTTTCATCCACGAACGGAAGTTCGATGGAGTCGGAGCCAGCGCCAATCGGGATCTCTTTACAGAGCGGCAGAATCTTCGCCATTTCGCGCGATTTGGAAAGCAACGCGGTCGAAAATTCAGTGCCGATCAGGAATCCGCCGTCAGCGGGGACCGTGGTGTTACCCCCAGTAGCAGCCAGCGTGGTTTCAAAAAGGCGCTTATCGACGCGGCCGCCTTTTCCGCCGAAGCTGCCTGCGGGCGACTGGGCAAAAGCGATGGCGCTCAACTGTTCGCCGAAGTTGTTCCACGGGCTTTTGGCTTCGTTGTCGCTGATGACGCGCGCCGGTTCACGAGTGGCGTTGGCCTTGGCCTTGGCTTCCAGCGCCTCGACGGCGGAAAGCTCCTCGGTCTTCGCTTTGATATCGGCCTCCTTGGCGTCAACCGCAGCGAGGTGCGAAACGGCGTCCTCGGGGGTAACTTCCAAAAGGCTGGCGTACTCGGTTTTGAGCGCGGCCAGTTGTTCGAGAAGAAGTTTCTTCTTCATTTATGGCTCCTTCTGCCTAACGGCAGTAGCGGGTTGGTTTAGATTCCGAGGACGCGGGCGCGGCGCTGTTTGACGGCGAGCGCGTAGCGGGCGGATTCGTGTTCTGTGTCGCGGGCCGCGCCCGTCTCAGCAGAAATTGTGCGCAGCCGTTCCAAGCGGGAATCGGCTGCTAGAAACTTTGCGCCAGGGTCAGCGCCAATGGGGACGACAGAAATCTCGAATGGCTTCCACTCGGTCGCCATGTAGTGCTTCCGCTTCGTCTTTTTGTTGTCCTCGACCAGAACTAGCTTCTGAATCGAGACGCCCATGGAGACGTTTTTCAAAATGCCATCGGCGATGTCCTGCCGAATACCTGCCACGTCTTCGCGGTTGGAGAAACGGAGTTCAGCGGTGTAGCCTTTCGGCGTCTGTTTGGCTGACTGGATCACGCCGATAACGTCCTCTGCCTCTTCGCTTTCGTGTCCGTTTAGGACTGGGGCGGAAGCATTCAAGGCAGACAAGTCAGCGCCGCCGATCTTAAACGATAGGTCGTACATCTCGCCTGTCATCCAGTCGTAGCGCTCTACTTTCGCACCGCTGTAGAACAGCACCTCACGGATGAAGTCTTCGGCAGGCGGCGGTTCAGACGGAGCGTCCATCGACGCAACGAGGAATTGGCCGCGCTCTAAGATACTGTCGAGTAGTTCTTTCTTCATACCGCCGCCTTTTGTTGCTGTTGACCGGCCATTTGAACCGGGATCATTGCGCCTTGGACCATGTACACTTCGCCGCCGTCGTAGGGGTTCAGGTTTTCTTTCGCGCGGATTTCGTTTGCGTTGAGTACGCCATCATTACGCAGTGTGTGATAAAACGCAGAGCGCGCCGCCGAATCGCCGCGCATCAACGCGTCCAAGTTGAACTCAATCGAAATGCGGCCGACTTCGCGCGGTCCGAGAAGTTGCATGTTCAGCCGTCGTTCAATGCGTGCGCACTCGGGCCGGATGGTGTTGGTTGCCCACTCAAGGCCCTGATGCTCGATGTTGTTGTTGGTGCTGCGCGTGAGCTCGCCAATCATGTGCAGCGGAACGCGAAACCACCGAGCGATATCTTCCACCTGAAACCGACGCAGTTCGAGGTACTGCATGTCTGTATGGTTCACAGGCACGGTCTTGATTTCCATGCCTTCTTCAAGTATGCCGAGCTTACCGGCATTCCGAACACCACCCCAGCGTTCCATCATGTAGTCAAGAATCGAGTCTTTAGTGTTCTTTGTGAGCGTCTTTGGGTGGGCGATATAGGCGTGCGGCGCCGCGTTATTGCGGAAGAATGCAGCCCCATAGCCTTCGGCGCTGGCGGCAAGGTCGAGAGACTGCCGCATGTACGCAACCGGAGACATGCCTTTCAATCGGCTCACGCCGTCGTATCCCATGCCAGGAATGTGCAGGATTTGGGATGCCGTATACGGCTTTTCTATTGCGCCTTCTCGGATGAGGTAGACAATAACGCCAGTTTCCGCGTCACGCTTGACGCTGACCTTAGCCGGATCAATCGGATACAGTGCGGAAACGTCATTGCGCCCGTTGGTTTCGATGAAGGCGTAGGCGTTGCCGTCCGTGCAGAGATTTTGCTCGACCACCTGCCAAAATTCGAAGGCCGATAGATTCTCATTCGGCGCATCGTGCAGGAGGTAGTACAGCGGATGCTCACGGGCCACGCGGCGACCGTCGCCCTGTCGATCGTAGACCATGCAAGGGAGGGAGCCAATGGTTTCTGATCGCAACCGTACGCAAGCGTTAACCACGGACACGCGAAGGGCTGCTTCCGAGTCACCGAACTGCGACAAATAGCTGCCCGATGGCGCATTGACAGGCTGGTACCAGAACTCGGAATCAGGCGGAGGAGTAGCGCCCAGGCGCGTCAGAAATCGGCCGAATGTGTTCAAACTGGCGCTCCTCTCGTTTCCCAGATGGATTTCTCAACTACGTTCAAAATTGCCGTACCGGTGGCCATTACCAGCGCGATCACGGCGTCGATTCGCTTGCTGTACTTCAGCCGCTCGGGTTTGACCGGCTTGATGTTTCCCGCCGGATCGCTGCGGACCTGCGTGCAGTCAAAACACCAGCGCAAAACCGGGTTCCCGTCGTGTACCGCGTCACGGTCGAAGATTAGTTTTTCGACTCGTGCACAGGCCGGGCTCATGGACTGGTAACCCTGACCGAAGTCGATTACGTCGATGCCTGCGTCCGCTAACTCGGCGGCTGTGTCGCGGGCTCCGTAGCGGTCAAACGCGATGGACTTGATATCGTATTCGCCGGCCAGTTCTTTGATGTGGGCGACGACATAGCGCCAGTCGGTTGTATTGCCCGGTGTAAGCCGGATATGGCCGTCCTTCGCCCACGCCTCATAGGGAACCCCGTCGCGCTTAGAGCGGGCCGATAGGCCTTCAGACGGTAGGTAGCACCAGACTTGATAGTAAACCTTGTTATCGACCGGCCACGCCAGCGCAAACGCCGTCAAATCGTGAACTGCCGCCAAGTCTAGCCCGCCATAGCAGGGGTAGTGCTTTAGGTCGGTCCAGTCAATCGGCCGCTCTGACTTACATACATCCCACTCGTGAACAGGAATCCACTGCGTATCGGTCGAGGTCCACTGGTTTAGGTACAGGCGGCGGAACTGGTTCTGTAGATCGGGCCGAGCCTGCGCTTGTGCGAACTCTTCCTCGTAATCCTCGTAGCAGTGGTGACCGGTTTTCAGTAGCGGCAGAGCGTTGGGCCACAAGCTCCGGTCCATCCAATCGGCTTCGGATTCGACTTCGTGGATGAGCGGCAGATAGGACTCGTCGGTGATCTCGTTTTTCGCCACCCGCTTCGCGTACTCATACTCGCGGTAGCAGATGGATTCCTGATCGCTTCCAGCGGTCGTAATAATCAAGCGCAGCGGCTGCTTGCGGGATTTTCCGCCGGTTGTGAGCGCGGCGTACAGTTCGTGGTGTGCCGGTCCCCAGGCGTGTAGTTCGTCAAATACCACCATCGACGGGTTGTAGCCGTGCTTGCGCTTTCCGTCCGACGATAACACCCGGATAATCGAGCCGGTTAACCGGTGCCGGATTTTGCGCTGTGACAGCGTGACATCGCACAGCGCCAGCAGATCCGGCGAAGCTACGATCATGTCGTACACGGCCTCGAAGCAGATGGCTGCCTGATCGGTGTCCGTGGCGGCGAAATAGATCTCTTGTTTTGGCTCAGGATCTAAAAAAAACATCGCCACGACCAGCGCGGCGGCTCCCTGCGTCTTCGCTTGCTTGCGGCCTAACG